TTGATACTTGTTCTTTTGGGTGTTTTGTTTTGCTCTATTAAATACTGCATCGTCCCCTAAGACAATAAACATAAAGCTATTTAACAATGACTTAACGGCATCTCTTTCATTGGGTGCCATAGCTTTACCATCATTTAACTTTGCAAGACCCCTTTTTAGAATAGGAAGTTTAGCAGGTGACATTAAGCCCTGACGAACCAGCATATCTAGACGCCTAGATTGATCGGCTTCTAGAAGTGGTTCTCCCTGCATAACATCTCTAATTTGTCTTTCAATTGACATTGGGTTATCTCCTAAAGATTATTTGTAATCATATTTATAAAACTACGATACCCAGGAAAGTTTTTTATGCTTGTATTCTTCAATTACTTTCTTCCTTTCTTCTACTGGTGGGTGCATTGTTGTACCCAACTCACTAAATGACTTTAATAAATCTTGTTTTTTGTACCCTACCGACGTCCAGTTGGCTTGATTGAAGATTGGAATACCTCTTTCCCAGTATCTTTTATGTCCATACAACTCTTGTTGGCACCCTAACCACGCAGTTATAACATCCCAATATTCATTTTTCCAAAGTACCTGATGCATATGGTACATAGGATTATTTGGATCAGGCTTCATTTTAATCATTCTATTCTTGTTGAAATCATCAACATTTGGATCATCTAGAATTGCTTGAAACTCTGCATCAATATTGTCGATCTCTATTGGTTGTGCCCTTCTATAATTGTATTTATCAAGGTTTGTGGACAGTATATTACTGCGAATTATAGAGTGTGGTCCTGCCATAGGTATACTTAAATCGAACATAGACATTGCTTCTCTTTGCCAATTCTTATCTATCCAATCAAATGTCCAATCTAAAGTTTCTCTTGTCTCATCTGGCAATCCCCATATAAAACTCATCTCACCTCTATAAAACCCATTTTCTTTTTTAAAGTATTCTTTTGCTTCTAATATACCCTCAAGAATCTTTTTAGGGTCCCCACCTTTACCCATTGCTTTTGCAGAATCTCTGTTAGTAGATTCAATTCCATATAAATGGCTATTGAATCGCATTCTAGCCAGTTGTTCTAGATCGCCTTTGCGCTGTGTCATCAGGTCAGCACGTATGTAACCAGTAAAATTTACTTCAAATGGTAATTGCTGTACTACATCTGCATACTTTGTTATCTTATCCGTGTAATCATTGAAGGTATCATCCGTGACAATATAATCTGTTGTACCCCATTTATCATAGTTGCGCTTTATATCTCGCTCAAAGTCTTCTGCTGATCTGGTATGGTCATCCTTCACACCAAGAATTGGAAAGTTACAGTATGCACACTGAAAACGACAACCACGTGAAGTCTCAAATGATAATGTTTCTTCTGGTCTTACAAAATCTCTTTTTTGATATTCTATGCCTATGTTTTGCCATGGAAATGCATTATACTTTTTCGTTTCCATACAATCTATGACTTTAATTTTTGGTGCGCCAGGATATATTTCTTTTTCTTCGTATTCTGGATTACCTTCAAGTACTGCACCGACACCCAGTTCACCATATCCAACAATACAATAGTCTATATTTGGTATACCAGCAATTGACCATAATCCTTGGCTACCAGCTATTGTTATTACGTCATAGTTTTTCTTGACGTATTCAAAAAGTTGTACTATATTGGGAGTGGATAAGTAGAAGATTCCACCAACACCTACCATTTTGGTATTGGAGTCTACTCTGCTTTTGACTATTTCGACTAGTTCTTCATATGTCCAAGAGTGTAGATAGTCAACTACTTCTACATCAAGATCATATGTTTCTCTGAGGTATGTGGCAACTCTGTACGTACCAGAAGTTCGCATTGCCATTTCGTATGATGGCTCGGTACCCATCTCACTTACTTCATACGAGTAAGCGGAAATACCCGTAAACAATAAAACGTCTACTGCCATAATGTAACTCTAGTAAATTTTTGTAAGATTATATCCAACAGGTTCTGTTGTTTTTATCTCATGTTTCCTTTTGTCAATATCAATAAAGATAATATGTTTAGGAGAGAGTTTTTTAATATTTTTTACTCGCCAAGTTTTAGGTGCGCCTTCTGTCACTCTACTGCCGTCTGGTAGGATTGTTGTCTTGCCTTGAAAGAAAACGGTTAACTCAAATTCTTCATACCAGAACTTGAGCCACCATTCCTTAAGACTCGACTTTCGCACCACCACGCCACTGTCTGCAACTCCAGTATCCTGCTTTAGTTCTGTCTTTTTTGTTTGCACAGTCATGTCGGGCTCTAAAACTTGCTCTTGCTTTTGGGTCATCTCGTTTAATTTCCATGTTTGGATCACCAAATGAAACTTTAACTACATTGCCTTTTGCATTTTTGACATATACGTAAAATTTCTTTGAACCACCACGTTGAACTTTATTTAGCGAAACTTTCTTTTTCTCGCCTTCTTCCATGATTAGAATATCTTCTGATATCAAATCTTCATTCATTGCGGCACAATCATCACAACAAACTTCTTCGCTTACTGATTTCCAACCACCGCCAGCTTTCTTGTATTGCTTGGCAGCCCAACCATTTGCATATGCAGATGGATATACATCAAACTTTGATTTTGCTTGTGACTTGTATTTAGACCACAATGCAGGCTTTGTTGGAACATTCTTTTCTAAAAAGAGTTCATAATCTTCACGAATCTTTTCTAATTCATCTGGGTAATCTTTATCACCCTTCTTTGCGGGTGCTTCACCACGAGCCTTTTTTGCTCTGATATTAGCCCACAATCCTTTTTTATTTCCTTCTGAAATAAACTCATCAAAAGTTTTCAAAACAAACTCCTCTTTTTTATCTGTAGAAACCATAACGGGCTTTCCACCTTTACCCGATCTATCTGCTACTGGATCTTTTGCTCTTTTTCTTCTAGCGGCAGATGCTCTATCATCTTTATCCATGCTATGTGCTTTTGATCGAGGCATACATTTTGGTTTGCCTTCCCCTGGCTCTCTAGCACAATCACCCTTAATTTTGCCATCGGTACCTACACGTACCCAATCGCCTTGCTTACCTTTACCAAACCATTTTCTAAGGTCTTCTGCTAATTCTTCATAAGTCTTCATTTCTTTTTAGCCTTAGCTTTAGGTGCTGGCTTAGCTTTTTTTGGTGCTTTGACTTTAAACTTCTTAGCTTTATACTTACTACCAGAACCACCTTTTGTAATTTTAAACTTCTTAGCGGCTTGTGGTTTACCACCGCCACCTTTCTTAATTCTTTGTAGTTCGTTCTTACGTACTAGTGGCATCATACGAACGGCTAATCTCGCTACTAGAGGTGCCATTCTTTTTGCCATGCCTTCGATACGTGCTTTCTCTTGTGGTGGCATCTTACTTACATCACGACCTCTAGCAAATCTCTGCTTGATTACGTTTCTTGCACCACGTTGCGCTCTCTTTTTAATTCTAGCTGGATCAGCGGCTCTTCTAGATGCTCTCATTCTAGCAACTTTAAGTTTCTGTCTATTTCTTCTAGCCGCAAATCTGCGCTTCATTCTACCTTGAACAGATAATACTTCATCAAGTACTTGTTCTTCTAATTCATCTTCCAATTCTAAATCAAAATCTGGTATTTCTTCAATGTCTTTAAAATCTTGCAACTCTTCTTCGTCATACATTCCAAGAGCAACCATATCATCGAATGTCATTTTATTAATTTCATCTTCCATCTGAAGTATTTCTACTTCTGAAAATTCAAATTCATTTGGTGCATCTGAAACTGCATCGTCTGAGTTGTTTTGTTTGTACTCTATGTCGCCCTGACCAGGAGTCATATCTTTGTAGTGTTGAGTACCTTCTGGAGTTCCCCAATGGTGAATATCTGAGTCATATTCTTCTTTAACCATATTAGCAAGAGTTCTTGCATCTATCTTATCAGATACTTGACCAGCAACGTTGAGGGCATACCACTCAATACCATGTCTGGTCCTGCCACCACCTTCTCTTTTCTTTCTATCGTATACTTGCTTTAGTATTTTCTTGGCGACATTGTACTTATTTCTATGTACTGTTTTAGCAAGAGGATCAAGCATCCATCTTGGTGCTTCATCAAGTTCTTCTTCTTTGACACAATTCGGGACAATTCTTTTCCCCTTCTTTTTCATGCCCTGCTGTTTCCAACCTACCCAACAGGCTTCATCAACTTCATCTTCTGCTAATTTATTTTCTGGCTCTTTAGGAGCTAACTGTGCAAGTTTTGCCCTACGTTTTTCTGCTTTACGTTGCATTGAAGACTTGCCAATACGATTACGCATTGTTGTTCTGTTTCTACCTATGTCTTCTTCTTTTATTCCACGTAATTTTTTCTGGCTTTTTACCCATGTTCTCGCTCTATGGTTTGCAACGGGCTCTCTTGTCCATGCACCAATTCTTCTGTAGACTGACATGGTGGCACCCTGATAGTTTGCACCATCTGAGTTATCAACAATAAACATATATCTACCAAACAAGTTTTGAAATCTACCAATATTATTTTGTACATCTTTCCACAAATCTGCTACTACTTTATCTGGAAGAGTTCTGGGTCTTGATTTGTTTCTTGCTTGTGCTGTTTCTAAGTCAGTGTTGACGAATATCATCGCAACATCATAACCAATTGATCTGAGTTTATTTGCTTGATTGCTTATTTTTTGATAATCTTTACCAGTACCATCAATTACTAAACCAAGCCTACCATCTATCCATTGTTCTTGTCTTTTATTTGTAAGAAGTTTGGCTCTGTCTCTGATAGACTGACCTTTGCTAGAAAATATATTGTCTGGTGATGGTTCCATGCCCACTTTAGCTAAGGCTCTTTCGAAAGCATCATCAGAATTTATCAGTTTCAAGCCAAAAGATTGTAGTCCAGTTTGACCCACAATAAATGACTTACCACTGCCTGGTCCTCCAGCAAGGAAAACTGCCTTGAAAATTCCAGGGTCATTTATACCCTCTTCAAGTGGGACAGGGTCAATAAAATCTAAGAATGTTTTATCCATAAGGTTATTTATAATTAAACTAAAGCTAATACCTTGCTGAGTGCCGAAACAATAGTCTCTGCGTGAATTTTCAATTTTTCATCTTTGATACTACTACGAATAGCCTCAACGTCAGAAAAATCAGCAATTAACTCATCATACTCACTACGAGTAATATCACCTTCGTTTAGATAACTCTGTAGTTGTAAAAGTTTATCTTCGTACTCTTTTAATAATTCTTCTTCTTGCATTATGTTATTCCTTCATTATTTTTTGATGCGTGATCCCGTTAAAGCAATAGCATCATCTGTTGCCTTAACAATATTTTCCCATTTTAGTTTACAATAAACTTCTGAAGGATTTTCTCTATTGTAAAACTCTTCAACTAGTCCATGTAACTCCTTGTAAAGATCAGTACTAGTATCGTTCATCGTACCCGCACTATATATCTTCAGCCACAGAGAGTTTTTATAAGTGTCTTGTGACAATGGACATCTACCCTCACTGGTAATAGCATCAACATTAAGTTCTACTAGTTTACCATATTCTACGTTATCAAATTTATCAGCAAAAAGATTGCCAATATTGGCACAACCAGCAAGCGATAATACAATTCCTACAATAATAATTCCTTTTTTCATGTTTCCTCCAAACGTTTCATTAACCTTTCAGCCCTGTTTGTTACTTGATCGTACCATCTAGAATCTCTACCTTCAACTGCGGCAGTTTTCCAATCGCCTTCAAGTACAGCGGCATTCATTTTCTTAAACTTACTGAGCCTTGGTCTGCCCATATTGAACATCATATTGACCAAGATTTGCTGTACGGTGTCAGGTAGTTCTCCAAAGTTCCCTTCTCCGTATAGAGTGTTACACTCGGAGATGGCAGTATCAAGGTCTCGTTCAAAACACGCCCGGACTCTTTCTTCGTCAACTGGAGTTCCAACTGCCCTTCCGAATTCCTCGTCACTTTCGAGGACAAGGTGACCGACTCCAAAGGTTGGATAGCCGAGGTGGTCGTTATAGATGACATATTCTACTCCTTCGTCAATTTTTAGTTGTTCAAAAACTGCTTCTCTATTCATTAAAATGTTCCTATCTGTTCTTTTAAGAACCTTGAGAAAGAGGGGCGACTTTGACCCTCTTTAAGTTGCATACCTTTACGTACCGCGTTAAATAACTTTTTAGCACTAGCATCTGTTGCTCTAGGATTAAGACCTTTCTTAAATGATGCAAAGTCATTGTTGCTAACAAAAGTTCTCATTTTAGTGCCACTAATTCCAGTAACGCCTTCTGCGTCTGGATCTCTTTCACCGGCTGATACTATTGAAATTTCTTTCTCC